GCACCGTGGACAGCAAGCCGCTGGCCTACGGAAAGGATGACGCTGGCGAGACCGAGCAGGACAAGGCCGGCCTCAAGCTCATGGAGAAGGCCGACAAGGCCGTCAGCGACAAGATCCGAACACTCATCAAGGAAGGCAAGCCGCAGGACCAGGCGGTTGCCATTGCGCTCGACATGAAGCGCCGAGGAGAACTCTGATGCCCATCACGAACACCGCACAGATCAACAACAACATCGTCACGCAGGCAAACGTGACGGCGACCACGTACACGGCGTTGACTGGCACGACCACCGCGCCGAGTGTGAACGTGTTGTATTCGGGCAACGGTGTGGACGGCGGCAATCCGGCTCCGAACCTGATTCACGTGACCCCGTTCGTTGCAACGAGCCTGACGAGCGGCACGTGCGGTTTCCGAATCACGGGATACCGCAAGTATTGGCAGTCCGGTACGAGCAACTTCCTGTACGTTCCGACCGTGCTTGCGTCATTCCAATCTACGCTCTCGACCGGGACTATTCCTACCTTTGCCCCCGATGGAAACACTTACAACGCATTTGCGACCATCACGCAGAATGCTGGACAGCCAACTGCGTTGACCTTCTCGCCGGGAAGCCTGTCTGCCGCATCTGAGGAAATCGGATCTGCAATTGTTGATGCGTGCGGTTGTCAGATTGTGACCGCGCAATTCATCGTGCCGAGCGGGACTTACACGATGGGCGTTCTTTGGTCGAGCCTCTGAAGAAAGAACCGCAATGCGTGCTATCAGGACACGACCGATCTACAATGTTTCTGACAGACCGCTCGGAACTGGGGTATACGGTTCCAGCACGGTTGGCAGTTTCCTGCGCGATGTGAAGGCTGGCATTAACAGCGTTGACATCCTGATCGCCGGAGACAGCAACACTAACTTCAGCGGATGGGGCTGGTGCGATGGCATCAACTACGCCATGCAGACCAACGTCAGCGCGCTGGAATACGGAACTCCGATCCTTCCGTGCATCTCGTGGGGTTCTGCGCTCTATTACGGTGTCAATCAGAACGAAGCCGTTTTCTCGTACATTGACCAGAATGGAACGGTTCAGAATGCGGCTGGTGTCGGTGCGCTCGGCAACACGCTCGTGAGCGGCAAGGCTTCCGGCCCTGCAAACCTCACCTCCGCGATGACCAGGGGAACCGGAACGCTTCAGCCAAATACCTGTTCTTTTGACTACGGATGGTGGGCCGGAAGCACGGATTGGAGCGATACGCTCGGCGGCATCTACGCCTACGAGGGAACTGGTGTTCTGCCGTGGGTCGGCAGCGCGTTGCAGTACCGGGTTGTTCATGGCAAGGGACCGAGCATGGGAACGCTTCGGCTGTCCTCTCGGCTGGATGTTGCCCCGTTCACCACGCTCACAACCCAGTCGATTTCCTGCAATCAGGCAAGCTATGACTGGGTTTCTTCAACGCTTTCCGTGTCCGCAAATTCCGCGAGGACTGGATCGAAATATGCGTTCTTCTATGCGTCGAACAACGTCAACAGTTCGCGGCTGACCGGGCCAATGGCGATTGCGCTGCAATCGCTGTCAAGAACTTCAACGAAGGGATATTCGGTCACCTCCATCTCGCACCACGGTGGTGCATCAATGGACACCATTGCGAGCAATATCTCGCAGGCCGCGACAATCATCAGCCAATATCTGAAGGAAGCGCGCCAGCGCCAAATTTCCTGCGGCGGTTCCGGCAGGGTGATTGTTGCGATTCAGGGCGGCGTAAACGCGGGAACGAATCCTTGGGGTACGAGTGCGGCAAGCTTCTTTGCAACCTGTGCAACGCAATGGGCTGCACTTGGATACCCTCCGCAGGATTTGGCGTTCCTCGGGTGGGTCAGTCATCAGACTGCGGCGTCGGACACGCTCACAACCGAACGCGCATCATCTATTGCACTTGCAAGGGCAAATGGCGCATACACCATCGTGGATCTGACGGCAATCGTCACATACAACGACATTAACACCGGGCAGGGGTCCGGTGTCACCTGGTATGACAGCGGCGGCAATCAGCACTTGATCGCTGCCGGATATCAGGCGATTTCCACGCGCATCGTTTCTGCTCTTCTTACCTGAAATGAGCGACATCGACCTGAAGCCAACCGATGAGATGGCCGCCAACGCCGAGCGTGGGCTGGCGCTGCGCGAGAAGAACGGCCGCGGCGGCACGGAGGTAGGCGTGGCTCGAGCGCGAGACATCAAGAACCGCAAGAACCTGTCCCCGGACACGGTGCGCCGCATGGTGTCCTTCTTCGCCCGCCACGAGGTGGACAAGGAGGGCGAGGGCTGGGGCAAGGATTCTTCCGGGTATATCGCGTGGCTTCTGTGGGGTGGCGATGCCGGCAAGGCGTGGGCCGACCGCAAGAGCAAGGAACTTGACCGCAAGGAGGACAAGACCGTGAATAGCAAGGCATCGCACAGCGTGAAGGACGACGGCGAGAAGATCAAGATTGAGCGCGTGGAGTTGTTCATGGCGTTCGACCCGGCCATCGACGATGGCGAGGCCGACCCGGAGCTGAAGCGGTTCAACAACGAGCGCCTGAAGTCCATCGTCCGCGCCACCCGCGCCCACATGGCGCGTGGCTCCTTCCCCCAGGTCGTGGTCATGCACGAGAAGAACGGGGACGAGCCGAAGAGCGCCGTGGGCAGAATTCCTTCGATCAATTACGAAGAACGCAATGGCATCGGTTACATTGTGGGAGACATGGAGGTGAACAAGCCCATCTTCGACAGCCTTATTGCAACCAACGCATTCCCGCGTCGGTCGGCAGAGATTTGGGCTGAATCGAACCACCTGTCGGAAGTGGCCCTGCTGGGCCGCGAGACCCCGCGCCGGCCGTTGCCCGATACCCACTTCGCCCGCGAGGGAAAGAAGATCACTTGTTCCAAGTCAAACTTCGACCTCGCCGGGGTCGGAGGCGGACTCAACACCTTTGTCCCGGCGACCACCAAGGAGGAAGCCTCAATGGCATCCAACGATTACCGCGAAGAGCTTGAGGCGATGAAGTGCGCCATCGGCGAACTCGCTGACATGATGAAGAAGAAGTTCGGTGAGGACGAGTCCAAGGAAGAGAAGGACGAGATGTCCGCCGAGACCATGACGGACATGGAATACAAGTCCAAGAACGCCGAGGACGGCGTTCACATCGACATCGGTTCGCACGAGGGTGCGCCGGATTCGGTGGACATCGAAGAGGAAGAGGCCATGCCCGTGGTCGCTGCCCGTTCGACCTACTCGCTGCGTTCGGAGAACGCCCGCCTGAAGTCCCGCATGGAGCGCCTTGAGGCCGAGATCCGCCGGGAGAAGTTCTCCCGCGAGATCGACATCCTTGAGCAGGACGGCTACCGCATCCCCGAGTCGCAGCGCGACAACCTGATGACCCAGCTCCAGGCCAGCAGCGACCCGGTCGCCCTGCTTGAGTCGTGGCGTTCCCTGTTCTCCCGTGACCCCATCGGCGCGAAGATCGACATGAGCCGTGCGGCCATGCCCAAGACCGTCAGCGGTGGCGACATCTCCTCGTTGGTCAAGGAATTCGCCGGCAAGCCGGAAGAGTTCGCCAAGGCCATCAACTCCCGCATCAAGCGTTAATCGCAGAAGGACACTACAGAAATGCTTCAGTTCTCCCCCAATCTCATCGCAGGCGGCGACATCAACCCCTACGCCATCGTGAAGATGTCCACCACGGCATTCACGGGCGCGGCTTCTACCGCTGCTGCTGACTACGTTGTCGGCGCTGCTGACGGTTCGACCAAGCGTTTCGACTCCGCGCTCCACGCGGCTTCGGGCGACCCGATCAGCCTCCAGCCGTCCAACTGCGTGCAGCTCAAGTGCAACGGCTCCACGGCCATCACCGCTGGTCTTGCTCTCAAGGCAACGACCGCCGGCGCAGCCGTTGGTACGTCCACGAGCGGCGATGTTCCCCTGTTCGTTGCTCTTGAGGACGCGTCGGTTGGCGCGATCTTCTGGGCTTACCGTCTTCCCGCCACCAAGGCGATCTGATCCCTGACCCTAAGGAGGTCTTACCATGAGTTATGTCGCAGTCGGTGGCGGACTGAATACGTTCGTCCCCTCCACCAATGCCCTCGCAACGGGCGCTCTCCAGGTTGAATTCACCCGTGCGGTGAACACCTTTCCCATCACGAAGTACGCGCAGATCGTTCCCACCCAGCAGATGACGGGCTACTACCTCCGTCTTGACTCGGACGACAACGTCCGCGTGACTGATGTGAACGAGTTCGCTTGGCCCCTGGGCAACGACCGCCCGGTCGGCAAGATGAACCAGCACGACTTCGTGTCGTTCACCGCTGCCCGCTACGCCTACCCGTTCTACATCCCGAACGAGACCGTGAAGCAGGCCGCGTGGGACGTTGTCGCCCAGCACGCTCGTGCGAAGGCGCAGCTCGCCATGACGGCGCGCTCGATGCGTACTGCGACCGCCCTGACGGGCAGCGCAGCGCAGACGGCGTTCAACAGCGTTGGTAATAAGTATGACAGCGGAACGTCCATCTCGGGCGGTGCGTGGACTACCTCCTCCACCAACGTGATTCAGAAGGGCATTCAGGTTGCTCTCCAGCGCATCTCGCTTGCCACGGGCGGCGCGGTGCGTGGCGAGACCGACATCATGCTCGTCATCTCGCCCACGGTTGCCAATCTGCTCTCGCAGACCTCCGAAGTTCGTGACTACGTCAAGAACTACCCGGCCGCTCTGCCCTTCCTCCAGGGTGCTGACACGTTCGCCAAGTACGGCCTCCCGCCGAACCTGTTCGGCGTGCAGGTTGTGGTCGATGACAGCGTGAAGGTCACCACCCGCAAGGGTGCTGCCAGCACCACCCGCTCCTTCGTCTACGGAAACTCGGCCGTGTTCGTGAGCCGTCCGGGTGGCCTGGTTGGCGTGGAAGGTTCCACCTCGTTCTCCACCTGTCAGATTTTCGCTTTCGAGGACATGACGGTTGAGAACTGGGACGATCCGCGTGATCGTCGCATCGAAGGCCGCGTGATCGACAACAGCACCTCGGAACTGGTTGCCCCGGTGTCCGGCGTGCTGGTGCTTGATGTCACGACCTGACGTTCGTTCGCCACAGTCATGGGGGGGCAGGAGTTTCGATTCCTGCCCCCCCGTGTTCGCATAAGGGGACACCATGCCACAGTACGCCGGCTATGCGGAACTTGAGTCATCGCTTGATGCCAACATCATCGCGCAGCTCTCAAGCGATACGGGCAGCAACAACCCCGGCGCGAACTGCCTCGTGGACACCATCCTGCAACGCGCCAGCAGCGTGGTGCAGGCGTATGCCCGCGTGGGAAACATCTACACGGACACCGACCTGAACACGCTGGCGGCCGCCAATGACGGCCTCCTCGTGATGCTGACGGTGGACCTAGCGACTGAGATGCTGTTCCAGCGCCGCGCCATGAAGATAACCCCGGCCGTGGAGGCGCGGGTGACCCAGGCCCGTGCCATGCTCGAGGCGCTGCGGGACGGCAAGATGATCTTCGGAGCGGTGGCCAAGGCCGCCGATGCCGGCGTGGGTGAGGTGGCCGTTGTGCCGATTAACAACCTCGCTTGGTACAACAACGTGAGCAGCAGCGCGTTCTTCCGTCCTCGCGCCACCAGCATCTACCGGGGCGGCTAATGGCATCCGACTGGGGCAAGCGCGTTGCCAAGGCGCTGCGCGACCCCGCGGTGGTCAACGGTATCGCCACCCTCGTAGGCCGCTACGCGAAGCAGCACATTGCAACGAGCCGCGGCCGGGACGAAAACGGCGGGGAAACGGCCTTGCAGCCCTTGGCGGCCGTGAAGGGCGAATACTGGACCACGAGCAAGCCGAAGGACTCCGCGGCCATCAAGGCCACGCGGGAAACGGTCGTGGTTCGACAGCGCAAGATGAAGAACGGCAAGACCGTGGCGAAGCCCACTTCGGTCACGGAGTACCTCGTGACGGGCGAGTCGTACCGCGCCGGCGGGAGGCCCTTGCGCGACACCGGGCAGATGATGCGCGAGATGAACGCCAAGGGGCAGACAGGCGGCAACGGCGTTTCCATCATTCTCTACGGCCCGCTGCACGCGATCTTCCACGAGCTTGGGTTTGAGACCAGCGGCCCAAACTACATCCCGCTGACGCGCAAGGGCAAGCGGTCGCACGCCACGGGCCGCAACCCGACCAAGGAGGGCTTGGTGCGCGGCAAGGACTTCGTGATGGCTTGGCAGGGCGTGACCGTCCCCAAGCGACCGTTTATGATTCCTACCAACGATGAATGGGGAGAGATCGGAAAGTCGATTAGACTAGGCCTCGCCCGAATCCTGAAAGGAAGAAGCTGATGGCTACCGCAATTTTCGTCGCAGGCCCAACTAAGATCCAAGTCAACCTGGGATCTGGCTACGTTGACCTCGGACTGACCGACAACGACAGCCTCCCGCAGATCACCTACACCGACAACGTCCACGAGATCAAGACCGTGGCCTCGGGCGCTGTGCCGGAGGAAATGGTGCTTCAGAACACCACGGCGGTCATCTCCTGCACCCTGGTCAAGTGGGACGCGGCCAACCTGACGGCCTTGGCCGTGCGGGAGCGCGGCGCGGAATACACCACTACGGTGGGCCGCCTGCTCATCAACGGCAGCGGCACGTTCGGGGTGAAGATCCTGCCCCTGACGGCTGGCAAGACCTCGTACACGTTCGCAACGTGCATGATCATGGGTGATGCCATCAACCACAGCAACTT